CGACAGCTGCGCGCTGTTGCTTGGATAACCTGCCTGGTGGGCAAGGTTAGAGGACCCTTCAGAGTCTGAAGTGTTCGGTCTAGTCTTTCACTACACTGTATGGAGTATAATGTGGTATTCTTTTCAACCCAGTTGGAATTGTGGCGCAATGCCTGACCAACTTTTGGGATAGTGGGAATCACCGGTTACCCCCAGCTGCTACTGGAACTAGACATAACGACCCAGACTCTGAAGCCAAGCGCCCCACACGTGATGAACAGGGGCGGCCACTACGTGGCACTATCTGCATCATGCAGACAACAAGGACAGCTCGAAGCTCCCCCAGCTCTTTACTGAAATCTTGGTCCCATGCGACCTTGGCGGCCATAAAAGCCTGCCAGGCCACCTGCAATGGCACCAGGAACTCCAGCTACTCTCACGCCCGCCATTGCACCCATTCCTGCGTCAATGACGCCTCCGACAACTTGCTCCGCCTCGGCCACATATGAGTCAAATGATGACTGTGGCGTTGGTGGATACGAAGAGTGGAGCGAGGAATTGGCGTGCGCTGTTGGATACCTGACCCGGCATTCCAGAGAAATCCGAAGATTATAGGTGGTGATATCACTGCCTGAAGGCGAGAATACCAGGATCAGGGGAGTCATGCCTCCGTCAAATGTAAAGCCGTTCGTCGGTTGTCCAGGATATCCTGGCGCAACTGTATTGAAGTCTTGATACTTGACTACATCCATTGGGATGGCATGTACGTTATGAGAGTTGTAGAGCTGATAGTACGACATCGGTCGGACACCAGGCCTCCCTATAAAAGGACCAGCAATGTCACCGAGTGATAAACTCGTGACGGGATCTGGTAGATCAAGGGGGCCATGGGAACGTCCCAACCAGACTTGGCCAGCAGCCTTAGTGGCATTGGTAACGCACAGAATATTCACGCTTGTGGCGGAAATCGTCACTTCGGGTGGAAGTATAGTTGTGGCAGTTACAAGAGCGGTCATGTCTGGTGACTTAAGAACCCCGGCGGATGAGATAACAGTATTCTCATTCCCGTACAAAGCGACCACATCCGTCTGAGTAACAGTCTGGTTTCCGGTGGTAATATTCTGTTGAATAGTCCCACCAACCAGTACTACAGTCCGGAGGGTAGCATGAGTCGATACGCTGAAGTTCACAATAAACCGTTGTACGACGTATGGAGCAACACGGCATGGAAGAGGAAGGTGTCTCGGATCATTGGCATCAAAGAAATGAAAGCCACGAGGTACAGTATCCCTTCTCACGACCATTCGAGCTACACGACGCTTTGGATTCGGCTGGCTTCGCCCAGCGGCTGTTTGTTTCTTGGGTATACGAGACTTATTGTTCTTGTCTCGCGGCATGTTGGCGACACTCTGATATCAGAGCCGACTGTTCATCACAGTTTACGAAAAGATCGCCTTCTCGCCCCTCCCGTGCAGTCTGTAGGCCTTCCGTAAAGGAATCACGAAGATCTTTACTTGGCTCGCTGTGCGATTTGGGTGGTGCAACTGTAACCCTCTGAAACACTCTTAGAAGAACGCGATCGGGTGCCTCTGGCTTACCCAACGATACCACACGAGACTTGAGGGCCCTTTCAAAGCCCTTCCGAGTACGGATCGTAAATTTCGCGTTATCAGAAGACAACACCCTGGAGTCAGGTTGAAAGCCTGAAGGTTTAACCTCATCAGAGGTGATCTCCAGTTCCGGTTGCTCTTCCAAGAGTCTAACGGCCTCATCCCCAGAAACCCACTGCACTGGATAATTTCGGTAGCGTGTCACAGGATTGCCATAGAGAACTTTCTCCTTTTCGACCTTAAGTCGGAGAGTCTCAATCTCGGCATCCTGAAGCGTTTCGAAAGAATCGTAGTGGTGGCGCATCCAACTTGCAAAGCGGCGCTGAAAGTTAGAAAAGAACACCTCAAGGTCGGCAGGTCTCTGTATACCAAGACCGCCTGCCTGGAGGCTCGCGAAGACATTATACTTTCCCTCCTGAGTCCACTTCTTGATGTCGACCAGGTAGTAATGCCTCAACCTATTCCAAATTCTCTGTTTAGAGTGGGCTCCATCAAGGACCCTCTTCAGACGTTCAGCCAAAGGAAGGACACGATTTTCCAGGCGTTGCGAGCTGTTCTCATTGATCAGCAGGCCAACATCCAGATGTTTCGTCCTAACAAATGAAGGC